ACCACGTTAGCTAAGAGCGGTAAGGCCAATTCCAAGTTCACTGATAAGGTAAGAGCCGATGGTGACTTAGGTACGCCATTAGTTAATCAGAAGAAGGCCAGTGAGTTAACGAAGGGTAGCAAGGTTGCAGGTTCTTCGCTGAAGCCCGGTCAGGTTCTTTTCCAGTAACATATAATATATTCATTAAAACCCCTAGTCGATAATTCGACTAGGGGTTTTTTGTTAAATAATTAAGTGATTTCTTTTAAAGAATACTTCACCAAAAAAAGACATATGCATCCTATAGGCAGAGATGTATCATCACATTCTAAGCATCCCGGCCGATTCGTGCCACATATGCACAGAACTAAGATGGAAAATATCAAATTGATGAAGATCAAAAAGGGCACGTCGAGGAGAGAAATCTTAAACAAATCGGATATACGTCAGCTTAAGGCAGTGTACAAGTTCGCCTTAAATGCAAAAAAAGAAGTAAAGCTAGGTAATACTGGCATTACTATAAAATGGCATAAAGGCAATTTCTTCTTGATGAGATAATATGTCTGACTATTTCTACGTGGGTAACCCGACACCTAAGTTTTATCCGTTATCATCTACCGATAATGAGTGTTTCAGATTCACGAATAAAAACAATAATGCGTGTGAAAGGGATACCTATAGTAACTACTGGAGAGAGCAGCTTAACTTGTACGGCCAACAAGTTAGTTATTACGTAAACAATACGACTCTAACCGGAGCCGATATGTTGTATGGTGAGCAACCGGCTCAACAGTATTCATCACCAGTTCAAATAGTGGTGGGTATCAATTTAGCGGAAAATGCAATTTTGATGAGCAAGTACGGGTTAATGAGTGATGATGAAGTCACTGCATTTATTCATATAAGTTCATTTTATGTGAAAATGGGTGGCGGAGCTGAGCCTAAATCAGGAGATGTGTTTAGCTTATCAGAATACGGCAATGATAGACCTGGTGGTAGGGGTGCTAATTATTATCAAGTAACGCAGAGACTAGATCAAGACATAGCCCAGATAAATCCTTTAGCCGGTCACTATGTTTGGTTAATAAAAGCTAAGAGATTTGAGTATTCATTCGAACCAGGATTAAGCGGCGAGCAAGTCAATCAGCAGGTGTTCGATGATACAGTCGCAGCTGGTGTATCAGGGCTACTAAAAACTATACGTATGACGCTGATATAGATACCAGGAACAATGTGTTCAATTACTCTGCTCACCACAATTACGATAGTGTGTACGGTGGGTACTAAGCCTCACTAGATATCTTATTGGAAATGAATGATTTCATTGAAGGATATCGTTCCTTTATATACTTCTGAAGCGCTATCGGTTTAATCCAATCAGTAGATCCATCTAAATCCTGATTAAGCTGTTCTGCTTTCAATACGATGATATTTAAAGCTTCGACTAAACACATCCATTTAGAATATTCTTCTAATGAAAGGCCACTGACATTCTCAGTTTGAAGTTTGTCTTGTAATCGTATCTGTGACATATCCTAAATAGTAATATACTAAATCATTGTTGTTTAGCAAGCAATTTTGCGACTTCATAGAAGATATAAAACTATCTATGATTTTTTCGCAGAAATTGTATCGTATAAATTCTTGATCTCTTATTAGTTGAGAAGGTTCCGCATTTATCCTCACCTTATAGTGAGACAGGAACCCCCTAAGCATAGCATTAATTGCATCTATATCATTAGTGATAGGACGCTTAAGATCTTGCTTGCCTGTATTATACGATGTAGCAACTGATTTATCACTTGATCTGTAAATCAAGTAGTCAAGGTCACTGCATATTTCCGTCATTGATTTCGTTTGATTTATCATTCAGAGTATCAAAAATCTGTTTGCTATTCACGTCGGTAGTTTTCATCACAGTATCAATGGTGATGACGGTGTTGATATTCTTTGAACACCGCTCACATGTATAACTATTATTTGTATTGAGTATTAATGGGATAGTTTGCTTGTGTTTGAGATAACAAGGGCACGTTACAACGCTAGTGACTTTAGATAACTCATGTATCTGCATGAGTTCAAGATTCTTTAATTTCAAGCCAACAAAGATCTCAATACACACTACTATAATATAGTGTATGAATATCTGTATTAGGCTGTATATAGAAAACCATTTAGCGAAGTTAAGGGGCGTGTTATCATACGTTGTAAATGATAACACTGAAGATATTAAGCTGATAATGAGAAACGATAACCCTAACCGTTTGAATTGCATATTACTAATATATACCAATTCTAAAGCTTTTCAAATTCTTTAGCTATAGCTTTCATCTGACGAATCTCACTGTTCACGATATGAAGCATATTCTTTAATATTTCCTTCTTATTGGGATCATTAGCGAGGTTAGACCCCATCGCGCTTTTAACTTTTTGGCGAATATTATACATATTCACTATAGCAGAGCCTAATGCTTCAGGGGCACCCGATAAAATAGGGTGTATAGGTTTGGACAAATTGACGTTGTTTGGGTCCTGATTTTGGGACTTTAACCCTAAAATATCGCCCACAGTAACGCGCGTAGATGAGGTAGTCGACCCTAGGCTTTGAGCCCATCGATCAGAAGCCAGGGTGGTATCCTCAAATACAACTGCAAACTTTTTCACTTAATTATTTATAACAATTATAGCCAACTATCATAAATATTTTAGATGAAATTCGAAAAGCGCTTTTTATTGCAGTTAGAGCAAGATATATCAGATGCTGACGTCACATCAGCTGACCCGACTGTTATGGCTGGGCGTGAGGGTGATAAAGAAGCCATGGCTGGCACGCTGCAGAAAGGTATATCGCCTGACGATTACGACGTGCCTACACCACCTGCGAACTTATCAGCCGAAACAAAGGCACAGGAAATCTCAGACCTCAAGATGTGGATCTCAGATATAGACAATTTCATCGAGCTTCTAAATTCTCCTACAGCAGGGTCAATTCAAACCAAGTTACATTCGGCTGGTTGTGATACGCTTTTCTCTGATATAGCTAGAAGTGAGAAGAAGAAAATCGCAAGACTTGCAGCTGAGCTGAGTTCCCTTTCAGAGTCCCTCAAGGGTTATCTCATTTCTTCGAATTCTTAATTTGTAACAGCTTTGTCTTAGCTAGTAAGCCTGAGAATGAATTACTGGTTATAAACTCAGGCTCTACCTGGTCGGTTTTTAATTCAATTGTTATGTCGTTAAAGTCCTTATACTTTCGACCATAATCTCCCGGCCATATAAAAACAGTCTCGCCTATCTCAATTAGCTTTTCGGTCTTCTTTAGACTAGGCTCATCTAGCCATTGAGAATCCAGCACCCACACCTTTTTAAATAAAGGTAACTGTTGTATTTGGCTTTGCTGAGTAGTTGTGAACGTACAATAACTGTTTTCTTGTATACCTCCAACTGCTATCCCATTCTTACAGAAGAATGAATTTATAGGGCCTTCAAATATAAACAACGTGTCACACGACTCATTAACCGAATCAACCCCATACAGCGTTTTCTCGCCGTTCATTTTCCCTAGGTATTTTGGTTTATTAGAATTGTCGTCTTTATATATAGCGCGACTCTGATAAAAAATGATATCTCCTTTACTGTCATAAAACGGTATGATAAGCCTATTAGAATGAACCTTATCACTCAGCGAAACCCAAAGAGTTTTAGGCCTATTAACCGCCAGATGCAAACGCCGCTTTACAATCAAAATGATGGCATCTCTAACTACTTTATTATGCCTATAATACTCTAGTTGAGTCTTATCAAAAAGATTTATTGAATCAGCTGGGAGCCTGTGTGTTTTTACTTCCTTCTTTATTTTCTCTTGCTCGTAAAAACTAGGTGGTAGAAAGTCGAAGCTTCTTGCTTCGTTTGCAATTTCGCGGAAGGATAAACCGGTTACTTCTATTACCCAATCTACGGCACTACTATACCAACCACAGTTGTGACAACAGACTGCATTTTTCTTGGGTATGAAATAACACCGCTTCTTCTTAAGCCAAGAGGAACCCTCTTTACATATGAAGCAGGAACCCTGATATACCTTTTGGTGTTTGTGGAATTTAACGCCTCCGTTAAATTGAAAAAATTTTTGAGCTATGTATTCCTCAGGTATCACTACTTAGATAATACATCACCTATCAAGTGGGATCAACAGGTTTTGAAAGATCCTTGACGCTTACAATACCTTTGCGGATAAATGTACCAGAGCACGGATCTATATATTCAGCTTCGACGACCTCTGTATTACCGCGAATGTAAGTCTTTAATATCGGTCTCACAGGCTCTCCGCTAATAGGAGACGCAATAATTACTGGTCGGATGAAATCCATACAATTATTTACCCGCTTTCTTATTTTTCTCAAATTGAGAAATGCATGTTCGGTAGACATCAGACGGTAGCTTCTCAACTATGTCAATTATCTTGCTATCT